GGGATCTTAATTGATTCTGGTAAGCGTTTTGCAGCGATAGCTGATATGAATATAGGAGACGCTAACCAAGCTATGCCAGTAGGCACTACAGTTGCTTTGTTAGAAAGAGGCACGAAAGTAATGAGTGCTATACACAAAAGATTACATTATTCGCAAAGATTAGAGTTTGGTTTATTGGCAAAAGTGTTTAGTGAGTCTTTACCACCCGTCTACAATTACCAGGTTGGATCTGGACCAAACCAAATCAAACAACAAGACTTTGACGATAGAGTAGACATAATACCTGTATCAGATCCTAATATATTCTCACAAAGTCAACGTGTCACTTTAGCACAAGAGCTTTTACAAATGGTGCAGTCTAACCCACAAGTGCATGGTCCTATGGGTATATACGAGGCTTATCGTAGAATGTATGCAGCACTAGGCGTGGATAACGTGGATTCACTATTAATGCCGCCTCCAGACATGACACCTAAACCAGTAGATGCTGGTTTAGAAAACGCTAGTTTATTGATGGGCCAACCAGCTCAGGCTTTTCCAGAACAAAACCATCAAGCTCACATTGACACACATAGAAGCCTGTTTTTCACTGATTTAGTAAAAGACAGCCCACAGGTGCAAGCTCTGATAATAAGTCACTGTATGCAGCATTTACAATTTTTAGCATCGCAAATAGCGCAAGAACAAATGCCAGATGAAATGAAACAAAGGATTGCAGAAATACAGGCTCAAATGCAACAGGTAACACCAGAAGAGGCACAGATGATTGGGCAACAAATACAGATGATAAACGAACAATATAGTTCTAGTATTATGGCTCAATTAGCTAACGAATTTTTACAATCTATAGGCATGAGCGGTGCTGGAGATCCTTTAGTAGACATAAGGCAAAAAGAATTAGATCTCAGAGATAAAGAATTAAATTTAGAAGCACAACAGTTTGACAGCAAACAAAATCAAAGAGCACAAGAAAAAGCTATGGATGCAGAATTACAGCTAGAGCGTATGAATGTGCAAAAACAGATAGCGGATGATAAACTAGAAGTAGCTATAGATAGGTTGAAAACTAATACCGATTTGAAGCTACTAGAACTGGAGAACAAAATTAAGGGGATATTATGACGACTTCTTACAAAATTGAAGCAATCAAAGAACTTAGAAAACAAAAAAAAGCAGCTAGAGAGCAAGAGGCTATAGACCTCAAAGCCGCTAGGGATGAAGCAGAGAAGAAAGCACAAGAAGGCAGAGACAGACTAGCAAAAAAAATGGCTAGGATTGAAGCTGGTTTGCCAGTAGAAGATCCTGGAGAAGAAAAAGTTGAAAAGCCAGTGGTGAAAAAAACTGTCGCCACCAAATCTACAGAGAAAAAATCACAAAAAAAACCTACAATAAAAAGGAAAGGTAGACCAAAAAAATCTAAATAATGAACGATATAGACGTTTTAGACCTTATCAGAAGAAAAATTGATGATAAGAGAAAACAGATAGAAGAGATACTAATGTCTGGTAGTCTTAAAGATATGGAACATTATAAATATTTGCAAGGCGAGCTAAGTGTCTTATACTACTTAGAAGACGAAATAAGTGACATAGGAAAACAAATATAATGGCGGAAGCAATACAACAAAACTCAAGTATAGAAAAGGTAGCAGAGGCGTATGTTGATTTAGAGGATAGAGTTTTAGATCCTGAAAAATTAGACGCTAGTATATTAGAACGTATGCCACAACCGACTGGTTGGCGTATGCTTGTTTTGCCGTATGCTGGCAAAGCAAAAACCAAAGGTGGTATTATTCTTGCCAATGAAACAGTTAATAGAGAGGCATTAGCAACAGTGGTTGCTTATGTAGTTAAACAAGGTCCGCAGTGCTACAAGGATAAAAGTAGATTTGGCGATGAGCCTTGGTGCGAAGAAAAACAATGGGTTTTAATAGGGCGCTACTCTGGCTCTAGGTTTAAATTGGAGGACGGCGCAGAAGTACGCATCATCAATGACGATGAAGTGATAGCCACCATACTCAATCCTGATGATATTATAAGTTTATGACAGTAGAAAAAGACGTAGATATAGCGCAACTAGAGGTTGACGATATAGAGGTACAAGTTACTGAAAATGAAAGCTCCGCCCCGGAGCAATCAACATCTAGTGACGACGAGTTAGAGAACTATACAAAAAGTGTCTCTAAACGTATTAACAAGTTAAACGCGAGAAACCGCGAAACAGAAGAAAGAGCAGCTCAGTTGGAAGCAGCACTGCGACAAAGAGAGCAAGAAGTACATGCTTACTATCAACAAGCCTCTACAGCACAACAGAACCTTCTAGCTAAAGAGGAAGAGGTAGTAGAGACAAAAGAGCGTGAGGCTAACGAATTATACAAAAAGGCTCATGCCTCTGGCGATGCTGATTTAATGTCCAAAGCCGACTCTCTAAAAAGTGATGTCGCCTTACAAAAAGAAAAAGTCCGTATAGCAAGGCAGAGACAAGAACAAATATCTGCAAATGCTCAGACTGTGCCTCAGCAAGAAGTACAACAAAACATTCAACAGGTACAACAACAGATGCCACCACCCTCAGAAAAGGCTTTGGAGTGGAAAGACAACAATCCTTGGTTCGATCAAAACACAGAAGCTACTGCATGGGCAGAATATGTCCACAACACCTTGGCTAATGAAGGTTATGACTTAGAATCAGATGATTATTACAATGAATTGAGTAACAGAATTTATAAAGTTTATCCGGATCTTAGATCCGATAATGCCGAACAAAAAGAGGATAGGCCCGCTGTGCAAAGAGTCGCCTCTGCTTCCGTAGGGAGTCGGCAAAAAACACAAGGCAAAGAGAACGGCGTACGTTTTACAAAATCAGAAGTCGAAACTCTACAAGGATTAAAACCACACGGCATGTCAGATGAAGCGTGGTTAAAATCTGTGGCTAAAGAAAAACAAAAACTAGCAACAAGGGAGGCAAAATGACAGAAGAAAATAATTTAGACGTACATTCCAGAAAATCCCGTGAGTCCGAGTCTCACGATAATAATTCTCGCAGAAAACCATGGAGGCCAGTTAGAAAACTAGAGGTTCCTGAACCACCAGAAGGGTACGAATATCGATGGATAAGAGAATCCATGTTGGGACAGGAAGACAAAGCAAATGTGGCAAGGCGTATTAGAGAAGGATGGGAGCTCGTAAGAGGAACCGACCTTCCAGCTGAATATGAATTTCCAACTGCTGACTCTGGAAGACATGCTGGCTTAGTTTATAGTGAAGGTCTTTTATTAGCGAAAATTCCTGTTGAGACTAAGAATGAGCGTAATGCTTATTATGAGGATCAAACTGCGATGAAAAAAGATGCGTTAGACAATACTATGTTTAGTGACTCTAAAAAAGATAGCAGATATGTGAAATATGATGCTGATAGAAGATCTAATGTTACTTTTGGGAAAAAGTAACAATCATAAATAGGAGAATATCTTATGGCTAATAATGATAGCGCATTTGGATGTAAACCTGTTCGCATGATGGGTGGAGCACCTTACTCTGGTGGTCAATCAAGATACAGAATCGCAAGTGGAGCAACAACTCCAATTTTCCAAGGCGATCTTGTAACTCAGTTGACAGCTGGAGTCATAGGTAGACACGCCGCTTCTGGCACTGTTCCGATTGTCGGAGTGTTTAATGGTGTTCAATACACCGATCCAACCACAGGTGAGCAAGTATTTAAAAACCATTATCCCGGTAGCATTGCTGCTTCCGATATAATTGCAAGCGTAATTGATGATCCTAATGTCGTCTTTGAAGTTCAAGCAGACGCAGCTATGCCTGTTGCTGACTTGTTCGGAAATTTCGATATTGTTGATGGATCACCAGTTGGCGATACCTCGTCTGGAATATCTAATACAGAGCTTGACGTGACAACAGGAGCTACTACAGCTACGTTGCCTTTAAAAGCACTGGACATATCCCAGGATCCTGATAACGACGATGTTTCATCGGCTAACACCAATGTTTTGTGTGTGATACAAAATCACATTATGGGACAGAAAGGTGCTGGTTTAGCATAAGGAGATAAATAATGGCTATATCAAGAGCACAACTAGCTAAAGAGCTAGAGCCTGGCTTAAACGCACTTTTTGGAATGTCCTATGATACCTACGATAGAGAGTATGAAGATATATTTGCTATCGAGGATTCAAACAGAGCATTTGAGGAAGAAGTCTTAATTACAGGATTTGGTTCTGCACCTCTAAAATCAGAGGGGCAAGGTGTCCAATTCGATAATGCTTCTGAAAGTTTTACAGCACGTTACACACACGACACAGTGAGTTTAGCGTTTGCTTTAACAGAAGAAGCCGTTGAGGACAATCTATATGACAGTCTTGGAAAGAGATATGTAAAAGCATTGGCAATGTCTATGGCTAACACAAAGGAAGTCAAAGGCGCGGATGTTTTAAATAACGCTTTCTCATCCAGCTTCACAGGTGGCGATGGTAAATCGCTGATTGCAACAGATCACCCCCTAAGTGGCGGTGGTTCAGCTGCAAACAGAGCGACTACTATGGCTGACCTAAACGAAGCATCATTGGAAGATAATCTAATCGATATATCGACCTTTACGGATGATCGTGGACTTATCATAAGCGTACAGGCCTCACGTTTAATCGTTCCTCCGCAACTTGTATTTGTTGCTGACAGAATATTAAACTCGCAAGGCAGAACTGGAACGGCTGACAATGATCTTAACTCGATTAACAACACTGGTGTTGTACCAGGTGGTTATTCGGTTAATCATTATCTGTCTGATCCAGATGCTTACTTCATCCTTACATCTGTTACAGATGCGGGTGAAGGCCTCAAAATGTTCCAAAGATCTCCAATGGAGACTTCTATGGAACCAGACTTTTCTACCGGTAACATCAGATACAAGGCTAGAGAGAGATATTCATTTGGTTTCTCTGATTGGAGAGGAATCTTTGGATCTCAAGGCGCATAATTTGAAGTCGTAACACACTTTATTACTCAGTGTTACAAAGGGCCCTTCGGGGCCCTTTTTTTTGGCCTAAATTATTTTAATATTTATAGTTGTAAATAGTTGCAAATATATACAAATCATGTATTATATCTATGTGAGACACTTAATTAACAACAAAAAAGGAGGAAAATTATGAGTGCATTTTTAGTAAACCCGGAACATATAGCTGAAATAGTCAAATATGCTGAAAACAAAAAGTTTAGTCACGCATACAACTGTTTCACTAAAGAGCATATTGACTGTGATCCTAAAAACATGGTCAAACTTTTAGCTCAAGCTAATATTGATAGCTTGGTTGCAAGATACGGAGAAGATCCTAAAGACTACGCTGACTATGTAGATAAGTGTTTAGATCTTCTTAAATATTCAACTGATGGTTTTGGTGTCAGTTTATTAACTGGTGTCGCAATTTGTGATCTTGGCAGCGATGATATTTACAATATGCTTGCTTGTTGGAATTACCAGGCTTGCGAGGTTGACAACTGGTTTGAAACCGATGCTTATTGGTTGCATGTCTATCTAAAAGATTTGGCCGCCAAAAAAATGGCTAAAAGTGCCAGGATAACTTGGGATTATGAAAAAAATAGGGAGGTAGCGTAATGGCGTTTAACAGAGCATATTTAACAACTAGTAAATTTGGTAGCAAAGGCCTACTCAAAGGTAAAGATAGCATCACTTTAGATGTTGATATACCAGAGGGTTATTGGACATTAGAAGCGGATGCAAGGGCTCCGCTTTATAGGTTCGTGTGGAGAGACGCATTTGGTTATCACTTAGAGCCTGTCGATCAACCCGAAGGCATGATTGGCCCAATGTATGGTGGTGTTTACGCTGAAATCGATAGAATGGTTATAGAAAAACTTGCCAAAGCAAAAGGAATCGAAGAGTACGCGGTGCCGAAACTTATGAGGGTTCACGATAGGTTTGAGACTCCAGAAATGTACGACATGTTAAGCAGATAACGAAGAATGAAAAAAATATACTTAGACATGGATGGAGTTTTGGCAGATTTTGTCAAAGGAGTAGAGGGCCCGGATTACATAAACGG